TTCATCTCTGGAGTCCAGCTATCATATTGCCTACGAAATGCAGGATTAGCTTTTGACTTAGCTTCAAGCTGGACAGAAATGGCTTCCTTGCGGCCTTTAATTTTCTGCCTTTCTTTGTGGAGTATGCTATCTTTAACATCAGTCTCCATCGTTTTAAGGTTAGACATGAAGGTCTCACCCACCTTGAGTTGTTCTGGCCCCAAGGCTGCAGCAGAAGAGTGAAGCGATAAAACATTCTCGCGGATAGCCGCTATAGCTGCTTCGGGATCGCCCGCGTGGGGAACCATAGACATCATCCAAGTTGCTACGCCAAGCCCATCATTTAAAAGCGAAAGGGATTCTGTTTTGGTTTTGGCGTCTTGTTCTTTTCGGGCGGTTTCACTTAAGGTCTGTTCGATACCGGCAGCGATTTCTTCGGTCTGTGCAAGCTTGTAGTCTATGTCTGCCTGATTTCTTTCGTGAAGCGTTTTATTATTTTCTACTATCGTTGCCGTCTGGGCTTTTTGATGGGCCGTCATCGCCCTCTTGTTTTCTGTATCTGCATTCTTCGCGTCGATCTCCTGCTGGCCCTTCACAAGAGCTTGCTGTACTTCGTGGTATGGGGCGCGAAATTCTTCTCTTGCGGCTCTTTTCTGCTGACTCTCCCATAATTTATTCCTAAATCCTTCAGCTTTCTCGTCGGCCTCTGCACGGAATACCCCTGCGGCTTGGTCTGCTTTGAGCTTTTCTGCAGCCCTCTCATTTTCCAACTTCTTCTGCTTGTTTAGGTATTTCTGCTTTCTGTTTTCTTGGATTTTCCCCTTTATCGCAGACCTAGCTTCATCTCTTTCTAATGCCTCAAGCTCATTTGGTTCGAGTAGTTCCCGCTTTCTCGCTGCTTCCTTCCTGTCCTTCTTGTCAAACTTCCTTTCCTGACGAAGATTTTTAATCTGCTCGTCCATAAACTTCTTCTCACGCTTGGACATTTTACTACCACCACCACCAGAACGCATACGGTTCAACGCAGCATTGGTCATGTCCACTCCAGTTTGAAATCCAACAGGCATAGTATTTTCCTTAGTTAAGTTTAGTTATTGTCCGAAGAACGCTGCTCTCATTGCTTTTTTACCACTCATTCCGGACATCGCACCACCTATCGCTCCGGTTGCGGCAGTCATACCAATGTTAGTTAATCCGCCGAGAACCATTCCCCACGGATCGCTGCGCTGAGATAGTTGCGCTTGGTAAATCTGTGACTGTGTGCCGTACACGTTGGTAGCAAATTGCGCCCCCATAGCAGCAGCATTAGGATTAACCCCGATACCCTGACGTAGTTGTTGGGCCATGAACGGAGCAGCACCAGCTTGTGCGCCAGCAACCTGTCCAAGTTGTGCAGTCTGCGGCATACCAGTTAGTGCCCTAGCCATGTTCATGCGCTCACCCAATAGCTGACGCCCCATGTTGTACTGAGCTAAAGTCTCCTGAATCGCACCGGACTGACCAAGTGCAGAACCGCCACGGGCCTCAACAGAACGACGATAAGCCTGTTCAGCAAACCGAACCTCCTCATCAGAAAGCTGCGTACCCTTGTCCAACTCAGCTAAGGTGATCTCAGCCAAACGCTTGCGAACCTTAAATCCAGTAGGGTCAGACTGCTCAATCCGCTGCAATGCCTGATCCATAAAGTCAGCACCGTACTTGCGCTGAATATCAAGGGCAGTCTGGGCCATAGTATCAGCACTGCGCCGCTGCCCCTCAAGCTCCATTACCTGCTGGTCAAGATCGCCAACACCCTCAAAGTTAAAGTCAACTACCCGACCATCTATGGTAACACTGCCAGCCGTGCCAAACCTAGCAGCAGACTCAATAGCCTTGCGGGCAGGTAAAGTCTCAATGTCAGAGAGGATAGCCTCACGGGTTGACTTCGAGTAATCAGGAACCACGGGCGGTGGGGGAGTCCCCTTGTTCAGTGCCCCACGCGCAGCCCACCAACGATTGCCGTAGGCTTCAGTGATCTGTTTAGCTATTTCAAGACAATACTGGTACATTTTTAAGTCTCCAACTTTCCATTGCGGAATCATAGAGAAACCTCATATCACCTTCGTCCAGTTTTTCCGGATCAGATATAGTTAAAGTTTGACCATATAGGTCGCCACTATACCCAGTAATGTAGGCTTCTGCAATATTAGGTGCGTGTTCAGATACGAAAATAAAGGCATCTCCTAACTTGTCAGTGCTGCTCGGCCCGCCAAAGTAAATCTCGGCAACATACATCCCAACCCCCATAGGTGAGTTAAGATTAATGTTGGCTGTGGAGACAGGCTTTAGATCGTAGCCCCTCCCCCTGATTACTGTGCCAGACAATAACATAACGCTCTCTCTAGTAACTCTGGTTTTAATTGTTTTCTCCGTCCGTTTCTGTGTGCAAATATTTTAAGACTCCTCCAATCGGGATACCTCTTTCCGACTTCATCGAGGCAAGTTGCCAACGCCCGTCTGTCCTTGCATATGACGTCTGAGAGGTAGATAGAGTCACCCCTCCTGTTATTGGGAACCCAGTGCCTATCCAACTCAGCCTCATCACATTGGAATCCCACTCCCAACCCGACCAATACCTCATCCTCTTCGACGAGACAGAGACTTCCATTTTGTTGGTGGAACTTGAAGTATATTTCCAAGATATTGTCCGGCCATCCACCGAAACATTTCCCTCTGGGGTCATACTTCCTGCTGAAAGAGATAACATCACGAATTGCAAATCCTCTATGTCGCTCTGGTTCAGCATTCATTTTTCAAGTGCTAATGTGTTAATGTACGCGCTGGCCTTAATAGAACGCACATGGAGTTTGCCAGAGGATGCCTTTATCTTAAACTGAATCTCGGAGAACTCGCCCTTGGTGGTAAGGTTAAATGCTCTCTGGTTGGTTCCCATGTCAGGCAAGGTGAAGGGTAAATACACAGGGAGGGTAACACCAGTTGACTTTGTTGAGATATTGTTCTCCAGAAGCACATCGTTAGAACCGGAAGTACCATCAAGGCTGGCGTAAACCTCAGCGCAATGGCAACCAGTTGGGTCGTTGTTAATCTCAACCTCAACGTGACCGCCCAGCTTGGGGGAAAGGTAATCACCAAATACATGGCCGCGAGACAGAACCATACTCTCGTAGTCAGAGCCAAAATCCTGAAAGTCAGCAACACCCTCGTTGGAGCCAGATACATAGTCATGGAATGTGGCTACGTTCCCGCTATTGTCACCGAACACCAGCTTTGGGAAATTGTTAAAGGAGGACACGGAGTAAACTCTGGGAGTCCAACCCGTCCAGTACCCGCTCCAAGAACCAGTTGTAGTATTAAATACAAACGTATAGTCAGGATGGGAAGATGAATCCAGAGGAACCGAAAGTATGTAACGATTTCTCCAGAACCTAGCGCAAGCCTTGTCAGCGTGTTGCCAGTTGATCCGCTCAATGTAATCGTTGATCGCCAGAGAGATAGGCTCGGACACTGAGTTCTGTGCGCCACTTAAAATGGTTCTTACAGTTCTAACTCCATCTCTAGCTAGGAAGAACACATCCGCACCAGCCTGTGCTATCGTTCGCCCAGATTCGCAACCAACATTGTTGTCAATCCGGTGTACGTTCCAGTTGGCGGCAGCAGATTGAGACGGGTCAGTTGAAACAACATGAATCGACCTGTTCTTAAATACCAAAAGGTTGTGGTTGTACCAGCTAGATATTCCGGTAATAGCGTCACCCTCACCACCGCCTACTCGGAACTTCATAACCGAAGCCCAGTTCCCACCGTCTAGTAAATCACTTGCACAAACTTCATCATCGTAAGTGGAAGTGTTAGCTGCAAACAGCCTGTTGGTATGAGTGACTAGGAACTTTGAGTAGGTAGCTGGAGATGTTACAGAGGCAACCGTACTCCCATCGTAGGAATGTAAGTCACCCGAATTGTCAGTCATGTAAACCTTGTCTACTAACTGAGCGAACTCCACATCGTTACCACTGGTAGGGCTGTACCCGCTAAGAGTGGAAAACGTGCTGCCTGTTGACTTGTATAAAACACCACCCGAGACGGCCAGAAGTTCCTCAACAGAAGGTTTGTCGAAGAACGCAAGACCAGTAATTGCACTCGAAAGTGCCGAACCTATTCTTGAAGTGCCACGCCTAGTAATGATGGAGCCGAACTTGTCGATGTCCATGTTCTTAGCCTCAGCAAACTGCTCGCCCTTCAACAGATTGGAGCGAACATTGCTGACCTGACCACCCAGAAAACTTCCGGTAAGGTCAAAGGCTAAGGGATCATCAACCCCATCATTGTAATAAACTGGCATTAGATAAAGCTGTCAGTATTCCAGTGATCTCTAACTTCAGGAATGATTCTTGTAATTGAGGCCGACTGATGCTTCTCCAAGTCCTTAGAAATGTTAAGCTGGTTCATAGCCTCATTAAATTTAATCTGCGCCTTGTTGTACTGCCTAGTATGCTCAAGCATATCACCCTCAACCATTGACACTAACACATTGTCGATGCCGTTAATCTTGGGGGAATCAGAATCGTTCAGTGCTGTAATCTTTAGCTTGCCCAACACCAGCAGAGACTTGGACTCGGACGGCTTGCGAAGTAACCTGATCTGGCATTGACCAGCAGCGGTCTTGGGCAGAACAATAAAGTTCACCACCGCACCAGAGTCATTAAACAATGTGGGATCAATCTGGAAAACAGCACCGTAATCCATAGGCACAATCTCCTTGTCATCCCATCGGGCGGATACAGGGAAATCAACCGTGGCATCTAAGGTGACATTCTCGGTGTCAATGGCTACCGTATAAGTGGAAGTGCCAAGAGCCTCACGCCACAGTGCCGAGTTCCATATCATTTCATAACGACGATCCACAAAGGACTTCATCATGGTAAGGCTCGCCCCGTCAGTCTTTTGGAGCTTGTCCCCTACGAACTGTGCAATCTCGGTCTTTGTCATGGTTATCCTATAACTCTAATAATTACAATACCGTCATTTCCGTCAGTGCCATCCGAGCCGTTGTTGCCCCCCTGTCCGCCCTTGCCGTAGTTGTAGGTCGCAAAGTCTGACGAGACTAACTTCTTTGCTGAGTCCGTTGTGTGTGCGGTTATAGTTCCGTCAGCACCATCCGTCTGGTTGCCATTGCTGGAATTATATTGACCACCCTGACCGCCCGTGCAAACGATTTTACTGCCAAAAGAGGAGTTGCCTCCGTTACCGCCGGAATAAGCACCAGAGTAAACGTATGCGCCACCCGCACCCCCTGACCCGACTGTTACGGAAATCGTAGTATCTGAGGATACATCAAGCCACACCTCACAAATAGCACCTTCACCACCATCTGCCCCTCCCTTTGATACTTCCCCACCGCCGCCAGCAGCAACAAACACATGAACTAGATTGCACCCTGTTGGCTTCGTCCAAGTGCCGCTGCTGGTGAAGGTTGTGATTGTCGGGTTCGATGCAAGTTTGGCGTTTGTAATTGCCCCGTCAGCAACAGCCGCAGTATCCACTGCATCGTCGGCTAACTCGCTGGCCCCCACCGCGTTCGCTTGGAGTCGATCAGAGTCAATTGAGTTGTGTGCGATTTTAGACGCCGTGATAGCACTATCGGCCACCATTGCAGTTTCCACTGCATCACTGGCTATGGTCAACGCACCAGTGGCATCAATCGTCGCGTCACCTGATACATCCTGATAGGCTGGCTTGGAGTCGCTGCCTACAATCAAAACGCGAGGGTTAGCGTCAGTCGCAGACTCAAGTTTGCTCAGGGAAATTCCAGCAGTAGAAGAGATTGCAGTATTGGAGATGGCCCCCGCAGCAATCTTAGCAGAGGTTATAGCCGATCCAGCGATCTTGCCAGACGTTATGGCTCCATCGCTAATAGTAGCATTGTCAACTAGGTTGTTGAGCTTGCTGTGATCTACTTCTTCATTTGCAGTAAACGTGTGACCTTTTGAGATAGCCATTACTCATCCTTCTTTTTCTTGGCCATCGCAGACCAAATTACACCAGCGATAGTGATGATAGCACCGACAACCATCTCTAGTTCGCCGGACGTAACCACACCGCGAGTTACTAATGCGCCCCCGCCAGCAGTAAGAACGTGACGAAGGATTCCGTTTAACACCGTGTCTTTAGTCTTTTCCATTTTCTTTTCCTCTGATTAGTTTAATGCACCTTAATATAATATAAAACAATGATGCCCCTGTTACCATTACCTGCATAACAGTATCTATCTCAAGCAGTGTTATGCCTATCGTTCCAAAATAAGCAATGCCAACCTTTAGGTCATCAAATCCCATAATCCCCCCAAAGAGACTAACTTGTTTTACCGTAATTTACCCGCTTATTATTGGCGGTTTTCCTTATCTTTTCGCCTATTTTTTTGGCATATTTCTTTGCAGCAGCCTTGCCGCTCTTACTGTAATCGAATCTTTTTCCTTTTACATTTGGCATATTATCCCTCCGTTACTTCTTCTATGGTTATTTTATCTTCCTCCACCAACTTCATCAATTCTGCGTAGTCTGCATTCTTCTCATCCATTGGGACAAACGAGGTCACGCCGTCTTTCTCCACTTCTATGTAGTCCGATATGGCGGGCGAGTTTGATGTTACTTTTTTGGCGATCATAGTTCGGCGTCCGAAACAAAGTGGGTGTAAAGTCTGTGGTCAGTTGTGCCCGTAACGCTCGCTTCAATCGCAAACGTAGATTCTTGATTGACAACTAAAGTTGGCGTCACGTTCGTAGTGGTGTCGGGCATATTAACTTTGCCAGAGTTGCCACTGGAATCGTAGCAAGTGATTGTAGGGTTGGCCCGCTTGCGGACAGCGTAATCAACCGATAGTCGTTGCGAGTAGTTTCCTGAGTTGGAGTCCATGTTACCCGCTTGCCTCATGCCGTCATACGTTGATGCCCCAGCATAGGTGTCCATATTGTAGGACTTTTCATAGTACCGCTGACACCGTTGCAACTCGTCAGAAAACTTTTTATGGACGTAATCCGTCGCGGTCGCTCCCACCTCCAGCTTCACACCTGTAACTTGCCAGTAGTTGCTCGTCGCGTCCGATAAATCCACCGCTTGGCTGACAGCGCGGTTTGCGTTGTTTTGCGCCTCCCAAGAACTAGCCTGTGTGCCTCCGGTAAAATCACTGCCCGCAGACAGCCACCAGCTTAAATACAGCGAGTGATTGTTGTCGTTCGTAAATCCGTTGGCCGTGTCCCCCGAAATGGTGATGGTCTTTTTCTCCCAAGTGCCGGACGAGGAAACCGAGTAGGTTCCAGCCGCAATGCGCGAGTTGTCCGTGTTCTGCCAATCCACCACATACGTCCCGGGCTTGTTCGACTTCACCCAAAACGAAAGCGTCAGGGAAACCGCATCCGAGGTTCCGTATTTCAAGTGCTGCAAGTCCTGCCCC